CGAATGATGGCGGCCGCCGGCATCGGGATCGCTCTTGGTCAGGAGAATGCGATCGCCGCGCACTTTGTCGACGGTGCCGATGTGCTCACCATCGGAACCGACCACGTCCATATGCTCGGTAACACGCTGCAGACTCGATCGCTGAGTCTGCCGTTCGTTGCGCCAGCTGCCGAATTCGTTGGAGAACCGCTGCTGGTTCTCGCGGCGATATTCCTCATAATCGCGGTCGAGTGCGGCGATCTGGCCGGCGCGCCAGCTGTGATAATCGCCATCGCCACGATAGCTATTATCGCCGCCATACCGCTGATCATAGCGCTGGTCCGCATCGCGCCGACGCTCGGCCTCTTCGTCGCCGAACCACGACCGCACCTCGTCGCCCGCACGCGCAAAGAAGTTGCGGTCTTCATAGCTATAGTCGCGTGGATCGCGATCGTATCCGCGACCAAAACTGCGCCGGCCGCGATACATGTCAGGGCGACCGTAATCGCGATCGTCGTCGCGGCGCTCGATATCGGAGAAGCGGTTGCCATCGGACGCGTAGCTGCCGCGATAGCGTGGGCCGGAGCCGTAATCGTATCCGCGATTGGCGAAATTGGGGTTGCGGCCCTGACTGTAATAACCGCGATCGTAATCGTCGCGATCACGATCCGGGCGACGGCTCGGGCCGATCATGCCGGCGGCTTCATATTCGCGCGCGCTGGTATAGGTGCGGTCCTGACCGGAGCCATAATCGCGGCCGTAATTGTCGTCGCCGGGTGCGTAATAATCGCCTTGCAGCGAATTGCCGCGGGGGTAGCGTTCATATGCCATCTGGCGGGTCCTCTCATCGGGTGTCGACGGCGGACGCGGAAAGGGGGGAACCGCGCCCGCCTGCCCGCTTAAACGGAACGCAAAGGCTGCCAGTTCCGCAATTTGACGACTGCTTGACGCAGGTTAACGAAGTTGTCCGGCAGCTGGGCGCGACCTGTTTGGTCAACACGGCAAAGCGCGTGTTGCAAAGCCGGAAAATGGTCGCTAGAGGCTCGCGCTCCCAAGGGCGGAAGCGCCCTTGCGGCGTGGGCGGGGCTGTAGCTCAGATGGGAGAGCGCTGCAATCGCACTGCAGAGGTCAGGGGTTCGATTCCCCTCAGCTCCACCAGCCGCCCACGCCAGATCGGACTCGCCGTGCTAGCGTGGCTCGACGGATCGGCGCCTAACCTTTCGCCGCCGCCACGCGACCTAGGCTATCGCTCCACAGCACCGCCACCCTCGGCGCTTCCTCTTCGAGCGCTTGCAATCGGTCGTACCACGGCCCGATGTCCTGCGCGGCGGGCGAAAACCCTTCAAACTGCAAGCGCGCGGCGATCCAGCGAGCGCGCAAGCTTTCCAGCTCGGTCCAGATCGTACCGACGACTCCGCTGGCCCGCGGTTCTCGCTGACAGACGTTGATCCGTCCCGTTTCGATCGTTTCCCAAACGAGCGCTCCGATTTCGTCGGCGATCAGCCGGTCGATCGAGGGACGCCGGGTACACCAGTCACGCAACCTCTCGCCGATCGGGATCAGGGCGTGCGCGGCATCGATCAACGCGGCAACCGCCGGGTCACGGGTCCAGCAGTCGACCGCGAGCAGACGCGCGCTTTCGGGATGGAGGTCGGGCGAGGACTGAACAGCGGCAGGCGGCAATGATTGCTCCCACGCCAGAAGAGCGGCGAAAAGCAAATATGGGACATATTGTCCAACTATTCAACGTCGCCGATGGCAGCTAGCTCGGCCCGGAATATAGCCTTCAGTGGGACGATCTGGCCAAGTCAGCCGCCTTTTCGCAAGGGCTTGCCGTGATTGGCGAGCTGAGCAGCGCGCCATTTTTCGATCATGTGCGGACCGGGCACGTCAGGATAGGGTCCCTTCCCGGCTACACGTCGTCCGGTGAGAAGAAATTCGACCGACACGCCCGTGATCAAGGCAAATTGCTCCATCATCGCATGCGGCATCGGCGTGCGCGATTCGTATTTGCGATAACGTTCGGCCGGTACGCCGAGCAGGGTCGACATCTGTCCGGCCGTCATCCCCCTGAGCTGGCGAAGTGCCTTCACCCTGGCGATATAAAGAGCGTCGAATTCCTCTGGCGTGATCGGATCGGTCATGGACAAATTGTACCATGACCTCGGCTCATAACAAAGCGCCAACTGACGGTTGATATGTTGGACAATATGTCCAATTTATTGCCAATGACGACCGCCGCTAGCTCCGAACGTGCCAATGGATCGCTAAAGGACGGACCGCAAACGAGGTGCGCAGCATGTGGGCGCTCGGTCTGCGATCATCCCGATCCGATCTACGGCGGCATTGTGCCCGCATCTCTTCGGCCCGCGCCAGCGGCCGAAACGCGAGCCGGATAGGCCGTCGCGCCGGTCAAATCAGACACCGAATTTATCAGGAGAAAAGACGTTGGCGGATAGCAATCCGAAGATCCAGCGAGCGAGCGCACGCGCTGAGAGTGGCGCGGAAGACCGGCTCACGATGATCCGCGCCAGTGCCGCACGACGATTGGCCGCGCTCCCACAACGCGAGCAGCAGCTCGACCCCGTCGATCGTCTGGCCGCCGCGCTGCACCGGCGCGAGGAGTCGGAACGGCGGCACGAGGCAATGATCGCGCGGTGGCGGCACAAGAATGCAGGCACGCCCGAGACGCACGAAAAGGCCAACGCGCTGCCCGAGCGGCGGCGGCAATCGCCGCTCCACCGGATGGAACGACTGGGCAAGATCAGCGCGGACGAGCGCGCCGCGGCCGAAGAGATCGCCGACGTGGCGGAGCGAATCCGGCGCGCCGGGTCGATACGGTCGGTGTCACTGGAAACGCGCGTCGATTTCGCCAATTCGGGGCGGGACCAATTGGTCGAGTCACTGAAACGTGTGCGGCTGGAGGTCGCCTATCGCGCATGGTGCGAGGCCATCCCTCGGCCGAGAGCCATGGTGCTCGACATGGTGTTGAGCGACCGATCGTTCGTGCAACTGGCACACGCGCATGGGATGCAATGGCGAACGGCACGCAAGCGGCTGATTACCGCGTTGCGGATGTGGCCCGAAATGGCGGCGACAGCGCGACGGGATGTGGATCGCGAGGATGTCGAGGCGGTGTACGCGCGGCTGGGCGCGGGAGAACTGCTGGGATCGCAACCTTAGCCGGCCAACACGGACCGAAGCGACACGACGACCACCGAGATGTTTGGGAGTGCGCGGCGGACATATCTCCCCCGCACTTTCGAGATATAGTTGGCAAGGGTCTTGCTTCAAGACCCGCCCTTTGCCGTAAAGCCCCTGCCCCATCGATTCGCAGGGAGAGGCGATATGCGGGCAGTATCATCTACTTATGACGTGCGCGAAGGCGCCGATACGAAGGCGAGCGACCACGCGATTGTGATTTGCGGCGGCGGGCCGACCGGACTGATGCTGGCCGGCGAGCTGGCGCTGGGGGGGGCCGATGTCGCGATCGTCGAGCGGCGCCCGAACCAGAAACTGGCGGGGTCGCGCGCAGGCGGATTGCATGCTCGATCGATCGAATTGCTCGATCAACGCGGCATTGCCGACCGGTTCCTGGCCGCTGGAGAAGCGATGCAGGTCACGGGCTTCGCGCTCACCAGGCTCGACATCAGCGATTTTCCCACCCGGCACAATTACGGGCTGGCTTTGTGGCAAAACCATATTGAGCGCATCCTGGCCGAATGGGTCGCGGAGTTGGGGGTGCCGAGCTATCGCGCACGCAATGTGATAGGGTTCGTCCAAGACGATATGGGCGTCGACATTGCGCTATCCGACGGGAGTTCGCTGCGGACCGGCTATCTGGTCGGATGCGATGGCGGGCGCAGCCTGATCCGCAAGGCGGCGGGGATCGACTTTCCCGGTTGGGATCCCACTATCAGCAATCTGATCGCCGAGGTCGAGCTGGAAGATGAGCCCGACTGGGGCATCCGTCGCGACGCGATCGGGTTGCATGGGCTGAGCCGGATGGACGACGGCAAGACGGTGCGCGTCATGATCACCGAGCAGCGGGCGGGGCGTGCCGGCGATCCGGGGCTCAGCGACCTGAGCGAAGGGCTGATCGCGATCTATGGGACCGATTTCGGGGTGCATAATCCGAGCTGGATTTCGCGCTTCAGCGACATGACGCGGCAGGCCGCGACGTATCGCAAGGGCCGGATCTTGCTGGCCGGCGATGCCGCGCATGTCCATTCGCCTGATGGGGGCCAAGGCCTCAACATCGGCTTGCACGATGCGGTGAACCTGGGATGGAAATTGGCGCGCGTTGCCTTGGGGACGGCGCCCGACAGCCTGCTCGACAGCTATCATGCCGAGCGTCATCCCGTCGCCGCGCGGGTATTGCGCAATACGATGGCGCAAGTCGCCCTGCGGCGCGCGGACGAGCGCTCCGGCGCGCTGCGCGAGATCGTCGCCGAACTGCTGGGCATGGACGAACCGCGCCGACGAGTGGCGGGGATGATGTCGGGGCTGGATGTGCAGTACGACCTTGGCGAGGGGCACGCGCTGCTCGGGCGGCGGATGCCCGACCTCGACCTGGTCACCGCCGACGGCCCGGTGCGGGTGTTCACATTGCTGCACGATGCGCGACCGGTGCTGATCAATCTCGGCGAGCCGGGCACGATAGAAATCTCGCCCTGGGCGGATCGAGTGAAGCTGCTGGATGCCAGTTATGAGGGGATCTGGGCGTTGCCGGTGATCGGCGCGGTTTCCGCCCCGACCGCGGTGCTGGTCCGGCCCGATGGCCATGTCGCCTGGGTAGGAAACGGCGATGATGGCGGGCTGGCCCAAGCGCTGGCGACCTGGTTCGGGCCGGCGGCAATAGCGTGACCCATCGGACGGAGGGGCGGCGTCAACGGCTCCTCCGTCCACCCGAGAAAATGAGAACAAACCGTGAAAACTTCTTGACTGCCACGAAAAAACGTGTATGTAGCAATCATCCAAATTTGCGTTCGACCGAAACGGCGTCGCGCAGTTTTCTCGCAGAAAATCCACCGGTTCCCGGACACCCGTCCGGCAACGTGCGTACGTTGCTGGAGCGGGTTGTTGCGGCGCGTCGGGCGGATGGCGATCGGGTGGAGTTCGGATGGCGGAGCGGAAGCGTGCGGGGTCGGGAACATCCGCCAAGAACGCTATTGTTCCAACTTGGTTAGTCTCCCCTCCGACGCACCTTCCCAACACTGCGCGCAAAAGCGGGCGGGCGACGATCGAAATTACCGACGCGATGCGCGCCGACGTACGGCGCTTCGCCGAGGTCGGGACACCCTATGCGATCATCGCACGGATTATGGGCATCAGCGCGACGACATTGAAACGGCGGTGCCGCGCCGAACTCGACGCGGGCGTCGAAGTGGCCAATGCGCGGATCGCGCTGACCTTGTTCGAGACCGCGATGAACGGGAACACCACGGCGATGCTGTGGTGGGAAAAGACGCGCGCGGGGCGGCGCGAGGGTTCGGCGCCCGATCCGCTTGGGATCGGCACGCGTGCCGTCGAGGCGATCACGCCCGACATGTCGGCGCGCGAGGCGGCGGAACGCTATCGCGAGGAACTTGGGTGACAGTGGGTTCAGCGCCGGCCCTCCCGACCTGGCCGCCGGACTATGTCGCCGAGCTAATGGCACGACAGCATCGATTGCGGCGGTTGAAGGCGGATGCCGGGCTGCGCGCTGGGCTTGCCGAGCGATATCGCGAGGATCCCGCCGGGTGGATCGCGCATTGGGCCGTGACGTACGATCCTAGAAAGGCGGCGAGCGACGCGCCGACGGTGATGCCGTTCGTACCCTTTCCCCGCCAGGTCGAGATGATCGCGTTCCTGCGCGCCAACGTCGATGCGCAGCAGAGCGGGTTGATCGAAAAGGCACGCGACATGGGCGCGACGTGGCTGGCCTGCGCCTTCTCCGTGTGGCTGTGGTTGTACCGGCCGGGCGCCGCGATCGGATGGGGCAGCCGCAAGGAGCAATTGGTCGACAAGATCGGCGATCCCGACAGCATTTTCGAGAAGATACGGATCATCATCCGCCACTTGCCCCGGCTGATGCTGCCCATCGGGTTCGATCCGCGCGACGACATGCCGAGCATGAAGATCGTCAACCGCGCGACCGGTGCGACGATCACCGGAGAGTCGGGCGACAATATCGGGCGCGGCGGGCGTAAGCTGATCTATTTCAAGGACGAGAGCGCACATTACGAGCGGCCCGAGAAGATCGAGGCCGCACTGGCCGACACGACCAATGTCCAGATCGACATGAGCTCGGTCAACGGGCCCGGCAATGTATTCCATCGCCGGCGCGAAAGCGGGATCGAATGGGCGCCGGGCGCGGCGCTCGCCACCGATCGGGTCAACGTGTTCGTGATGGACTGGCGCGACCATCCGGCCAAGGATGCCGCCTGGTATGCCGGGCGGCAGGCCAAGGCGGCGGCGGACGGGCTGCTCCATGTCTTCGCGCAGGAAGTCGACCGCAATTATACCGCTGCGGTCGAGGGGATCATCATCCCCGGCGACTGGGTGGCGAGCGCGATCGACGCGCATCTCGCGCTCGGATTCGACGATGAAGGCGGGTGGCGCGCCGCGCTGGACCCGGCCGACGAGGGTGGCGACCGACATGCGCTGGCCATCGCCAAGGGGTCGGTGGTGCATTCAGTCGACGATTGGGGCGACGGCGATGTCGGCAAGGCGACGCGGCTGGCGGTCGACCGGCTGCGCGGACGGACGGTGGCGTTACAATACGACAGTATCGGCGTCGGCGCGGGGGTGAAGGCGGAAGCCAACCGGTTGCGGGATGAGGTGGACGCCGACGGGCGGGCGCTGCTGCCCGTAGGTATCACATTCCGGCCATGGAATGCCGGGGCATCGCCGGTCCGGCCGCGAGAGCATGTCGTGCCGGGAGATAGTGAGACGCCGGTCAATGGCGATTTCTATGCGAACTTGAAAGCGCAGGCCTGGTGGCAATTGCGGTTGCGCTTCGAGCGCACGCACAAGGCGGTGACGGCGGGCGAGGTTTACGACCCCGCCGACCTAATCAGCTTGCCGCGCGATATGCGGGGGCTAGCATCGCTGCGGAAGGAATTGAGCCAGCCGACGCGCGCGGTGAACGGTGCGCTGAAGCTGGTGGTCGACAAGAAACCCGACGGCACCAGGTCGCCCAACAAGGCCGACGCGCTGGTCATGGCTTTCTGGCCGGCGGAGGATGCGGTGGCGTCGGTTGGGTTCCTGGACCTGGTGCGCGCGGCGAATGCGGTGACGGCTAGCGGAAGCGATCAGGGTTCGGGATAGGGTCCGACATCGGTATTGATCTCAACCGACCGGACACCTTCGATCGTCTCCATCTCGCCGAGTACGATTCGCAGCGCTGCCGTGGCATCGTCACGCGTTTGATAAATCCCGGACGGTGGATAGTCGTTGATCCAGTAAGGCAGGAACTCCTCGGTTGCTTCGGTCAGATATTCGGTGACGAACACCCACAGACCATCGGCGCGGGAGCAAACACGCCCACGACTTTTGCCTGACCGGGCAAGGAATGTTTCGATCGCGGTGACGAACACGGCGGCGGTCAGCGGCGATCGTCGCCGACGACCCGCAGGCAATCGCCGTCGATCTCGATCAAGGCATCGGTCCCCGATTCCCTGATATGGCGAAGGGCCATACGGCGGCACTGATCGTCGGTGTTGATCTGGTATTCGACCCAGCGACGCCATTTGGTGTCGGCCAGCGCGATGCGTTGGGCGTCCGACAGGCCCGTATCGTGTTCGGCTCGAAGGTGCTTGATGTGGTGAATCCAGCGATTGCGATCACTCTCTTTCGCTGACCAACGCCGACCGTATCGACCTTGCCCGTAGCACGCTCGACCCAGGCAACACCTCCGCCGCCGAAAGCTTCGGATGCCGGATCCCAGAAATGCACGACCCAATACTTGCCCCGGGCTTCGATCCGATGACGAACGACGTGCCGCGGGTCGGCGAACGCGCTGCCAAAACGGTCGCGGAGAACCGCCTCGGCGCGCCGTGCCGCTTCGGCTTGATCGACCGGACCCGCCGTCGCGCACGCGACTGGTAGAAGCAATAGCCAGATAATGGTGAACTTCATCGCTCCAATGTGCCGCAAAAACAGCGATCCTTCCATTCATAGAACCAATTCGACCACATTTTGCGGTGCCGCCGAGGTGCCCGGCAAAGGAGAACCACATGCCCAAAGGCGGCGTGCAGACCAATGTCACCTATAGCTGGGGCAACAGCAGCAACGAGAATGCGTGGGGGCCGTTTTCGCCAGGCTTTCCGCTCACGCCTGTCGTGCAGCAGCCTGTACGCGGCTACGACTTCAAGCCCAATATCAACGCGACGTTGCAGCCCCGCGCCTACGAGCAGACCGGGTTTCCAGCGCTGCGCGCGTTCGCCAATGTCGAACTGGTGCGGCTGGCGATCGAGACGCGCAAGGACCAGGTCGAGCGGCTCGACTGGCAGATCAAGCCGGTCGATGGCGCCGCCAAGATTGCCGACGATCCGCGCATCGTCGAGCTTACGCGGTTCTGGCGCAAGCCTGATGGGGTCACGCCGTTCGCGACCTTCATGCGATCGAGCCTGGAGGATTTGCTGACGCTCGATGCGCCGGCGTTCGAGAAGCGGCGCAACCGCGGCGGCAAGCTGATCGCGCTAGAGATCGTGCCCGGCGATACGATCCATCCGATGGTCGACGATACCGGACGGCGGCCGCGCGGCCCCGCCGACGTCGCCTATCAGCAGGTGATCAAGGGCGTGGTGTGGGCCAACCTGACCAATGCCGACCTGCTCTATGTGCCGCGGAACGTCCGACCGCATCATCTCTATGGCTTCGGGCCGGTCGAGCAGATCATCGTGACGATCAACACGATCCTGCGGCGCCAGGCGGCGCAATTGAGCTACTTCACCGAAGGCAATGTCCCGGCGGGACTGCTCAACGCGCCCGATGGATGGGATGCGGCGAAGATCCAGGAATTGCAGCAATGGTTCGACGATCGGATCGCGGGCAACGCGGCCGAACAGAACAAGCTGATATGGGGGCCGCATGGATCGCAATTCACCGCGTTCAAGGCGGCGCCGATCAAGGACGAGTTCGACGAATGGCTGGCGCGGATCGTCGCCTTCGCCTTCTCGCTGCCCCCTACCCCGTTCGTGCGCCAGATGAACCGCTCGACCGCGATGGAGGATCAGGAGCGCTCGCTCGAGGAGGGGTTGGAGCCGCTGCAGCTTTGGATGAAGCGCTGGATCGACGATGTGATCCAGATCGAGTTCGGTTACGCCGATCTGGAATTCGCGTTCGTCAAGGCGACCAGCATCGATCCGCAGGTGCAGTCGGAGATTGACGATCGCGATCTGCGCAACGGGTCGAAGACGATCGACGAGGTGCGGCATGCGCGCGGGGACGATCCGTTGCCCGATGGGCTAGGAGCGCGGCCGATATTGTATACCAGCGCAGGGGCGGTGTTGCTGGCGGATGCGATCGCGGGGGTGATGGCCGAACCAACGGAAGGCTGAACGGTGCTCGAACTACCAGTCGTGGTGACGCCGGCTCCGCTAGCCGCGCCTGCCACGGAAGATCGTCCAGCCGGCGAAGACGAACGACGCCAGCGCACCGAGCATCAGGACAAGCGCCGCGATATGATATTTGGCACGTTCGGGTGAGACACCATTCGCCCCGAACGGCGCGGCATCGCCCTCTGCCTCCAGCGAGCGACCGACGAAATAGAGTCCCGTGGCAACCGCCAGGAAGATGAGCGGCTTGAATTTCATGTCTTGCCCCCCGTGCCGACGTTCCGACCGCCCCCGCGATCCGGCCAAAGCGAGACTAACGCGACTGTGCGCGGAAGCCAAACAATAGCCGTAACGAGACCCCCTCACATCCTGAAAGGACAGCCATCGCATGACGCGGTTTCGCCAGTTCGGCGCGATCACCAAGGTCGAGGATCAGGAAGACGGCACGATCAAGGTCTGGGGCATCGCCTCATCCGAGACGCGCGACCAGCAGGGCGAGACGATCACCGCTGCGGCGATGAAGGCGGCCTTGCCCGACTATGGGCGCTTTCCGGCTTTGCGCGAGATGCACGAGCCAAGTGCCGCCGGGCGCGTGGTCGAGGCCGAGGTCGACGATCACGGTATCACCCAGATCTGCGCGCACGTCGTCGATCCGCTGGCGATCACCAAGGTGCGTGCGGGCGTCTATGCCGGCTTCTCGATCGGCGGGAAGGTGCTGAAGCGCGACACCGCAGATCGCAGCGTGATCACCGCGCTGAAGCTGGTCGAGATCAGCCTGGTCGACAGCCCGTGCAACCCCGACGCCGTCATCAACATGTGGAAGGCCGATATGGATTATGTTCCGAGTGGCGACGAGGTGGTCGCTAAGGCCCGCGAGCTGGCCGAGGATGCGGGATCACGGCGGTACAAGGATTTCCTGTTCAAGGCGCGCGAACGGCTGATCGCCGCGGCACTGGCGAGCGACCTGGGCGACGATGATGACGACGACGACCAGGACGAGGATCGTGACCCGGATGCGGGGGCCGACGCCGATGGCGACGACGATGCTCCCGCCGCGGATCCGGACGGCGGCAAGCCGGACGACCAGGACAAGCCACCGGCGGCCAAGCCGCAACTGAAGCCCAAACCGAAGTCAGCCGACCCTCAAGCCGATAGCGATGCCGACACGGATAATTCCGACGCGCCGCGCGAGGGCACTGAACCGCCTGATGCTGACGACGACGCGCCGCCTAAACCCAAGGCCAAGCCGGCGCCGGACAGCAAGGATCGGGTGAAGCGTGTCGCGACCGGCGACAATGCCGGTAACGACACCGAAGACACCGACAGCGACGATGCCGGGGCTGCCCAACCCGATGCCGATCGCATCCAGGCGGCACACGACCACCTCGTCGCGCTGGGCGCGCAATGCCGCGCGGAAAATTGCGGAGACGCTGACCAGCCACCGGCAGATGCTACCGCACGCCCTCGCCCACAGGTTGCACCGCCCGCTCCCGATCCTGACGAGGACACCGAGAAGTTGCGACGCGGCGACGCGCTGGGCGACGGTATGATGGCCGAGCTCGCCAAACGCTTCGGCGACACGATCACGATGCTGAACGCGACGATCGGCGATCTGACCAAGCGCCTGGAGCAAGTTGAGGCCGAGCCGGCGGCGCCCAGAACCGCCGTCGGCCCGCTGCGCGCGGTGAGCAAGGCCGAGGACGCCTCGCCCAATTCAGCCAATGGCACGTCGGCAATCAGCGCCGACGATCTCAAGAAAGTGATCGACACCCTCCCTGAGCAGGAGCGCGGCCAGTTCCTGCTGCGCATCGCTCTGTCCAACCCGACTCTGGTTCACGCGGCCCGCGCAACCGCCTGACCTGTCGCCCGCGCCGTCGCGCTCGGGCCTCGTTCCTGCGCCTATCCAAAGGACGGATAGCAATGACCAATCTCACTCCCGACGAGATCAAGAAGTCGCTCGTCTCCAGCCTGTCGAACCCCGACGAGAATATTTCGCGCGCCATCATGCTGATGGCGGGCGGACGCCCCGATATGGTCGAAAAGGCCATTTCGACCGGCACCGGCCTGGTCGCCTATGACCTGCAGGCGCCGGCCAAGAACCTGTATCCGGTCAATACGCCGATCATCAAATCGCTGCCGCGCGTCGGCGGCGGGGGCGGCACCGCCACCAACTGGAAGTCCGTCACCGCGCTGACCGGATCGGGCTTCGACAACACCCCATGGGTTCCCGAAGGCCAGCGCGCCGGCCAAATGGCCTACACCACCGCTGACCGCGCGGCGCCGTATCGTACGCTGGGCGAGGAAGACCAGGCGACGTTTGAAGCGATCTCCGCCGGCCGCACGTTCGAGGACATCAAGGCGTCGATGACGCAGCGCCTGCTGCAGAAGACGATGCTGAAGGAAGAAGCCGGCGTGATCTTCGGCAATGCCTCGCTGGCGCTGGGTACGCCGACCGCGCCGACGCTGAGCGCCGGCGGCACCGGATCGACCTTGCCCGGATCGGTGACCTATTCGGTGATCGTCGTCGCGCTGACGATGGAAGGCATGCGCAACAGCACGTTGTCGAACGGCGTCGCGACCTCGAAGTCGGTGACCGGCGCCGACGGCAAGAGCTTCTCGATCAATGGCGGCTCGTCGATGAAGTCGTCGGCCGCGAGTCAGGCGACGACCGCCGGCCAGGCGCTGTCGTGCAGCGTTCCGGCGATCCAGGGTGCGGCGGGCTATGCCTGGTTCGTCGGCACCGCGGGGAGCGAGAAGCTCGAGGCGATCAGCTCAACCAACAGCGTCGTGTTCTCGAAACCGCTCGCCGGCACCGGCCAGGCGGCGAGTGCGGTCAGCGCGGACTGCTCGACCAACTCGACCGCGTTCGACGGTTTGCTGACTACCGCGCTGAAGCCGGCGTCAGGCGCATACGTCAATTATCTCGCCACGGGCACGCCGGGCGCGGGCACCACGCTGACCTCTTCGGGGCAGGGATCGGTGACCGAGATCGATGTGATGATGCAGTCGATGTGGGACAATTATCAATGCTCGGTCGACGTGCTCTACGTGAACAGCCAGGAGCAGCGGAACATCACCAGGAAGGTGCTCGCGTCGGGTACCGCGTCGCTGCTCAACTACTTCCAGGATCCGAAGGCGGGCGAGGTCGCGCTGACCGCCGGCGGCGTGGTCGAATATTATTACAACCCGTACCTCAACAAGAAGATTCCGATCCGCCTGCACCCCAACGTGTCGGCGGGGACGATCCTGGGCTGGGCCGGCGATTTGCCGGTCCAGTATCAGTCGAGCGAAGTGCCCAATGTCGCGGAAATGAAAGTGCGCCGCGATTACTACCAGATCGACTGGCCGATCACGACGCGTGCCGAGATGTCGGGCGTCTATGTCGAGGAGACGCTGGCGGTCTATGCGCCGTTCGCGATGGGCGTGATCGCCAACATCGCCAACGGCTGATCCTTCTCCCTCCCGGGCGCCCACCCCTTTGCCCCGGGCTTTCCTGGCCCCGCCGCGATGACCGGCGGGGCCTTTTCATGTTCGAGAGGAGATGCCGCGTGCCCGATAATCCTTCCCCGCGCCGGGCGCCCAAAGCGGCGCCCGCTGATATGGTCACGATGCATCATGAGGACGGCGCCGGGTGCAGTTGGCGCGGGCAATCCTTCGCGGCCGATGCCAAGGGCGTCGTGACCGTGCCGGTCGCGGCGGCGGCCGAGCTGCTCACGCACGGCTTCAGCTTCGTGAGCCGATGACGTCATGGCGGCGGGCGACCTCACCAATCTGTCGGCGGTCAAACGCTGGCTCAACATTTCGAGCGACAATGACGACGCGCTGCTGACCGATCTGGTCACTCAGGTCTCGTCGTTCGTCGAAAACACCATCCAGCGTAAGGTCCTGACGACGACGCATGTCGAGACTTATCGCGGGACCGGCGGATCGCGGTTCCTGCTGAGAAACTGGCCGGTCCAATCGGTGACGTCGGTCGAATGGGGCGAGACGCGGATCGACACTGTGGTCGATGCGATCGGCAACGCTTCGGGGGTCGCCACCGATGGGCGCAGCGTGATCCTGGTCGGATCGCGAACGCCGTTCGATCGGCCGGTGCGAGTGACGTATGTCGCGGGATATGATTCCGTCCCGGCCGATCTAATGCTGGCGGTGACTGAACTGGTCGGCGAAGCCTATTCGGCCCGCACGCATATCGGCGAGACCAGCCATGCGAGTTCGGGCACGACCACCGTCGCGTTCAGCCGCGAGGCGATGCACCAGGCGGTGCTGGCACGGCTCAACAATTACATGTTGGCGGCGCCGCTATGAGCGTGACGCTGGATGCGGAGGCGCTGAGCGCCGGCCTCGATCGCCTGTCGTCGCAAGTGTCGGCGGCGGTCGAGGCCAAGGTGACGGCGGCGACCGCCGAACTGCAACGGCATGTGATCGACGACAAGCTTCACGGCCAGATGCTGAACGCGCGTACCGGTCGGCTGGCGAGCGCGGTCGAGCGCACGGTCGAGGCCAAGGACGACAATATAGTCGGTCAAGTATTCGTGAATAATAACGTGCCTTATGCTGCGATCCTAGCATACGGTGGCAGTACGTCGCCGCATGACATCGTGCCCGACAAGGCCAAGGCGCTCGCCTTCGCGGCAGGCGGCAAGCACGTATTCGCGCGGGTGATCCACCATCCCGGATCGCGCTTTCCGGCGCGGCCCTATCTGGCAAGCGCACTAAGCGATGAGGCCGACGAGATCGCCGCGGCGCTGAAATTGGCGGCGATCACCGCCGCGCAGGAGGCGATCGGATGACCATTCGCAATCAGGTGTTCGACGCATTGCTGGCGCTGGGCGACGTGCGTTGGGGCAATGACGAAGGTTTTGTCGAGCGGTCGCGCCGGCTCAAGATGTGGGACAAGGCGCCGGTGCCCGGGCTGTATCAGATCGAGGGCACCGAGACGATTGCCTCGCTCGACGGCCAGCTCGACAAGCACAGCCTGCGCGCGAGCTGGATCATCTATCATCGCGGCGGCAAGGACCAGGCGGCGACCCCCGCCGAAACCAGTAACGCAATCCTCGACGCGATCGAGGCGGCGTTTCGCCCCGCGCTTCCCG